ATATTGTGACGTCGGACGGCACAAATCCAGACAATGACGACGGAACTGGAGATATTGCAGTCAGCTCAGAGGATAAGCTGAAAAACCTCGACCAGATTGGTTCGATTATTATTGACGAGGATGCCGCCGTTACCATGGTGGGACATGGTTTTGTTCTTCTGCCGCATCGTTACGTTGCGCCGGTATTTTGGAACGCGACGGCGAACGCTCTTAGCAGCACTGCCGCCGATTTCGGGTTCGATCTCACGCCGGTTCCGCCTGAGATACAATAATGACGGTTATTTTGGACCGCCGGGTAAAGCCGCTATACGGACAGTTTCGGCGTGATCTGTTAAATAATCAGTGGGATGATTTTTGGGCTGCGGACCCCAAAATTGCACTGCTGTTTAACGAGAAGCACACCTCATATATCAGGAACTACGCATTTCCTGAGCAGCGATGGCAGAAAGGTGGCGCGGCGGCCGTTGATCTTGTTTTAGGGGATGGAACTTTAGGTCCATACGTTCAGTCTCAATTCAGTAGTTACAGCGTCGCAGAGGTTGTTCCAGTTGCAGGCGACCCTGTTCCACCCAATCCTGGACCGTTTACTTCGGTGTTCGCATATTGTGAGGATGTTGGCGCTCTGCAAGGCAATGGTGAATTTATTGGCAACAGTTCCAGTAGAGTGATCAAAATATCATCTGCTAGAAACATAGTCATTAGATTGGCCAGCTCAGACCGATTTACCAGCACAGGTACTGTTCCTGCAAGCGGACCATTTTCTATTGGTGCAGTCATAAAGGGTGGCGGGCCATACAGAGTATATATTAATGGTCTGTTAGACAGTGAACAGGCCAGTGACAGCGCCTACGGAAACCTTGGAGCCATAAACCACATAGGCGGAGTTAGTAGTGCTGGAGCGCGTACAGCAAAATTAACCGCTTTGTATGTGTGGCGAACGCGGGAAGTTCCAGCACATTTGTTTATGCGGTTACACCAAGATCCATTTGGGCCGTTCCGCTTGGATTACGAGCTCGGCCGGCGACAATATTACTTCGTGCCTGCTGGCGGCGGCCCGGTCGCCAAAACCGCGACGGACGGGCTCGACGTCGGGCTCGCCGGCGCGGCGGCGCTGCTCGCCGCGCTCGGGCGGTCCGACCAGCTCGACACCGGCCTCGGCGAATCGCCGGCGATCCTCGGCGCGCTCGCGCGGTCCGACCAGCTCGACCTGTCGCTCGCCGAGGCCGCCGGGCTGACGGCCAGGCTCGCCCGCGCCGACGGGCTCGACCTGAGCATCGCCGAGGCGTCGGCGGTGGCGGTGTCGCTCTCGGCCGCCGACCAGCTCGATCTCGGCCTCGCCGAGGCCGCCGCGATCCTGGCGGCGCTCGCCCGGGGCGACACGCTCGACGCGGCCCTGGCCGAGGCGGTCTCGATCGCCGGCACGGTGGCCGCGGCCGACGGGCTCGACCTCGCCGTCGACGACGCGGCCGCGGTGCTGGCCGCCCTCGCCGCCGCCGACACGCTGGACCCGAGCCTCGCCGAGGCGGGGTCGGTCCTCCAGGGCGCGCTCGACGCGGTGATCCGGCTGGCGGGCGTCTACCGCGCCTCGATCGCGCTCGCCGGCCGGCGCCGGGCGACGGTGCCGGTGGCGGGCGAACGCCGCGCGACCGTCCCGATCGCCGGCAAAATTCACGACTCGTAGGACGGAAGGCCCGGCGGCGATGGCCCACAACGACCAGGACTTCCACCTCCACGCCGGCGACGAATCGCCGCTCGCCTTCACGGTGACCGACGAGGCGACCGGCGCCGCCGTCGACCTCTCGGCGGTGACCGAGATCACCTGGGCGCTGGCGGCGGACGCCGAGTCGGCGGCGCTGGTGACCAAGACCAAGACCGGCGGCGACATCACCGTCACCGACGCGGTGAACGGAAAGTTCGAGGTCGCGCTCGACAGCGCCGACACCGACGGCCTCAACGGCCGCTACTGGCACGAGGCGGTGATCGTCGACGGGGCCGGCAAGCGCTTCACGGTCGCGACCGGCGAGGCGCGGGTCTACCCGACGGTGGTGAGCTGAGGACGGACCGCATGGCGCTCGCGTTGATCACGGCCCCGGCGGCCGAGCCGGTCACCCTCGCCGAGGCCAAGGACCACCTCCGCCTCGCCTCGGCCGACGACAACGGCTACGTGACCGCGCTGATCACCGTCGCCCGCGAGCAGGTCGAGGCGTTCACCCGCCGGGCGCTCGTGACCCAGACCTGGGACCTCAGCCTCGATGCCTTCCCGGCCGTGATCGAGGTCCCGCTCCCGCCGCTCCAGTCCGTGGGATCGGTCACCTACGTCGACGACGCCGGCACGACCCAGACCCTCGACGCCTCGAAATACACCGTCGACGCGGCGTCGCAGCCGGGCCGGATCGTCCCCGCCTGGGGCGAGACCTGGCCCGCGACCCGGGCGGTGCCGAACGCGGTCACGGTCCGCTTCACGGCCGGCTACGGCGACGCCGGCTCGGACGTGCCGCGCCCGATCCGCCAGGCGATGCTGGTCGCGATCGCGGACCTCTACGAGCACCGCGAGGACCGGGTCGTGGGCCTCTCGGTCGCCGACCTCGACGCGGTCCGGCGGCTGCTCTGGCCCTACCGGGCGTGGACGTTCTGATGGCGATCCGGGCCGGGCGGCTCCGCCACACCGTCACGATCGAGCGGAACGAACCGACCCGCGACGCGACCGGGGCCGAGGTCGCGGCCTGGTCGCGCCACGTCGTCCGCCGGGCCTCGATCGAGCCCCTCCAGGGCCGCGAGTTCTGGGCCTCGCGCCAGACCAACGCCGAGGTGAGCGTCAGGGTCCGGCTCCGGTGGGACGGGGACACCGCCGCGATCACGCCCAAGGACCGGGTCGTGTTCGACGGCCGCACGTTCGACGTCGTCTCGGTGATCGTGCCGAACGAGGCCCGGCGCGAGGTCCACCTGATGTGCACCGAGGCGGTGACGTGAGTCGCGAGGCCTACGTCACCCTCGGGCTCGAGGGGTTCGAGGAGCTCGCCAGGGCGCTCGAGGCGCTGCCGCGCCGCGTCGGACGGGCGGCGATGCTGCGGGCGCTCCGCGCCGGCGCCCGGCCGGTGGTGCGGGCGGCCCGGACGCGGGTGCCGGTCAAGACCGGGGCGCTCAAGAAGGGGATCATCGTCCGCGCCGTCCGTGCCGAGCGCGGGTCGGCCGAGGCGGCGGTGAAGGTCGGCCCGGCCCGGCACCTCTTCTACGGCCACATCGTCGAATTCGGCTCGGGGCCGCACAAGATCGCGGCCAAGCGGGCCCGGACGCTGGCGATCGGGCCGGTGGTCATCGGCCGCGTGGTCCAGCACCCCGGCGCCGCCGCCAGGCCGTTCCTGCGTCCGGCGTTCGAGGAGACCAAGGCCGAGGCGGCGCGGATCGCCGGCGAGCGCCTCGGGCTCGAGATCGAGAAGGCGGCGGCCAAGCTGGCCCGGGGCCGATGAGCATCGAGAGCGGCCTCTACGCCCGGCTCGCCGGCGACGCGGCGGTCGCGGCCCTGGTCGCGACCCGGATCTACCCGGCGGTCGTGCCCCAGGGCGCGACGCTGCCGGCGATCACCTACCAGCGCGTCGCCGGGACCAGCGAGCTCGCGCACTCGGGCCCGAGCGGGCTCGGCCGGGCCCGCTTCCAGGTCGACTGCTGGGCCGAGGCCTACGCGGCCGCGATCGACCTCGGCGAGGCGGTGCGGGCGTGCCTGCACGGCTATCGCGGGGCGTTCGACGGCGCCGTCGTCGGCGGCGTCGTCATGCTCGACGGGGCCGACGGCTACGACCCGGCCACCGGCGTCTACCGGCGGCGCATGGACTTCGCGATCTGGCACTCTGAGTGAGGGCGGCCGGCGGCCGCGAAAGGGACGACATCATGGACGACGGGTTCACGACCGGCGCCTGGCACGGGCTGCCGAACCATCTCTGCGCCGACTGCGCGTACGCCACCCTCGATCTCGCCGAGATGCGCCGGCACCGGGCCGAGGCCCACGCGCCGTGGCCGCCGGCCCCGCGCGCCTCGGGCCTGGTGCTGGGGCCGGACGGACGACCCATCACCGAACCGGAGGAGGAGGAAATCTAGATGCCCCGCACCGCCATCACCGTGCAGACCCCGCCAGGGGCCTACCCCGGCACGATCGCCGCCGACGCCGCCGACCTCACGTGGGTCGCGGCCGACGTCGCCAACAAGAACTCGTTCGTCTGCGCGGGCGGCGAGCTCGTGCTCGTCCGCAACGACGACGCCAGCGCCCAGACGGTGACGATCACCTCGGTCGCCGACGAGTACGCCCGCACCGGCGACGTCTCGGCCTACTCGGTCGGGGCCGGCGAGTACGCCCTGTTCGGGCCGATCCCGGTGGCCGGCTGGCGCCAGTCGGACGGCTCGGTCTACCTCGAGGCGAGCTCGGCCAACGTGAAGCTCGCCGTCATCCGGCCCTGACAAGGAGGGATCACCATGACCAGCGCCAAGGCCGCCTACGGGACGCTCCTCAAGATCGGCGACGGGGGCGGCCCCGAGACATTCACCACGATCGCCGAGGTCACCAATATCTCGGGCCCGTCCCTCAGCCTCGCCGCCATCGAGGCGACCAGCATGGACTCCGGCGGGTGGGAGGAATCGATCGGCGGCGTCAAGAGCGGCGGCGAGGTCTCGTTCGACCTCTCCTACCTCCCGACCCACGCCACCCACGACGCCTCGACCGGCCTGATCGCCGACCTCAAGAACGCGGTCGCGCGCAACTTCCAGCTCGTGTTTCCCGACGCCGGTGGGACGACCTGGTCGTTTACGGCCCTGGTCACGGCGTTCGAGCCGTCGGCCCCGGTCGACGGGCGCCTGCAGGCGAGCGTGACGCTCAAGATCACCGGCCAGCCGACGCTGGCGTAGCGCCGTGAGCCCGCGCCGGAAGCCGACGGCGCCGGGGGTCGAGATCGTCCTCGACCGGCCCCGGCGCCTGGTCTACGACTTCAACGCCCTGGCCGCGATCGAGGAGACGCTCGGCATCAACGCCCTCGACCCGGCGCTCTGGGAGGACGCGGCCCTGATGACCGCGACCCGCCTGCGCGCGGTGCTGTGGGCGGGGCTCCTCGCCGACGACCCGGATCTCACGATCGAGGCGGTCGGCGCGATGCTGACCCCGGACCGGATCGAGACGGCGACCGAGGCGCTGACGGCGGCGCTGGCGGCGTCGTACCCCGACGGCGGCGAGGACGCCGACCCGGACCGCCCTCCCGAGGCCCGGCGCCGGCGCCCGACTGGCTGACCGTCTGGGCCTGCGCCCGGGTCGACCTGGGCCTCGGCGAGGCCGAGTTCTGGCGCGCCACGCCGCGCGAGCTCGCGGCGCTCCAGGCGCGGCGCGAGGCGGCGCTGCGCCGGGCCGACCTCGGCTGGGCGACAGTCGCCGCGACGGTCCACAACATGCTGCGCGATCCCCGGCGCCGGGCGCTCGCCCCCGACGACTTCCTGCCGGGGCCGCGCCGGCGCCAGGACTGGCGCGACCAGCTCGCCTGGGTGCGAACGATCAACGCCGCCCTCGGCGGGCGCGACGAAACCGATCGGAAGGACTAAGCCATGGCCGTGAAGGTGGGCTCGCTGTTCATCGACATGCGGGCGTCCGTCGCCCGGTTCGCCAAGGACATGCGGGCGATGTCGGCGCGGGTCCGGCGCTCGATGCGCCGGATCGGCTCGGCGGTCCGGCGGGCGGCGCGGGCGTTCGCGAGCTTCCGCGGCGCCGTCGCCGCCGTCGCCGGCGTCGCCGGGCTCGGGCTCCTGGTCCGCGCGAGCCTGCGGGCGACCGACCGGATCGGGAAGCTGTCGCGCACGTTCGGGATCGCGACCCGGGACCTGGCCGCCTTCAGGCTCGCCGCCGACCTTGGCGGGACGTCGCTCGACACCTTCGCCCGGGCCGCCCGGACGCTGGCAAAAAACACGTTCGACTTCGTCGACCGGGGCATCGGCGAGGCCAAGGACGCGTTCGAGGCCCTCGGCCTGACGGCCGCCGACGTGGAGCCGGTGATGAACGACCACGTCCGGCTGATGGGCCTGGTGGCCGACCGGCTCAACGCGATGGAGGACGGCGCGGTCAAGACGGCGCTCGCCTACAAGCTGTTCGGCGGGCGGGCGATCGAGATCCTGCCGGCGCTCGAGGGCGGTGCGAAAGCGCTCGAGGGCTATCGCGACGAGGCCGAGCGGCTCGGAATCGCGATGTCGACGAGGGCGGTGCGCGGCGTCGAGGCCGCCAACGACGCGGTGACGCGGCTGTTCACCCTGTTCCGGGGCGTGCGCGACCAGGTCGTGGCGGCGCTGGCGCCGGCGATCGAGACCCTCGCGAACTTCATCACCAACGAGCTCGTGGCGGCGATAAAAACGTCGGGCGGGACGGTCGAGAGCTGGGCCGGGTCGGTCGCCGTGTCGATCCTGGCGACGATCAAGCAGGTCATGATCGGGATCGAGCGGTTCGCCAACCGCGCGATCAAGCTCGCCAACGACGTGCGCCGGGCGTTCGGGATGGACCCGATCGAGTTCCGCGTCGTCATGCCGACGGCGACGATCGACGCGATGATCGCGGCGATCAGGCGCTGGGGCGAGGTCGGCGCCACCGCGGCCGAGCGGGTCGAGGCCGGGATGGAGGACGCGAAGGGCGCGATCGAGGGCGTCAACACCGCCGCCGCCGACGCCGGCGGCGCCTTCGCCCGCTTCGCCGAGGACGCGATCCTGCGCACGAGAAGCCTCTCCGAGGCGGTGCGGGCGCTTGGCCGCGACATCGCCGGGATCGTGCTCCGCAAGACCGTGACCGGGCCGATCGGCACCGCGATCTCCGACGTGATCAAGGGCGCGTTCCCAGGCTTCCAGCACGGCGGCTCGTTCACGGTCGCCGGCGCCGGCGGGCCCGACAGCCAGCTCGTCGCGTTCCGGGCGACACCCGGCGAGACCGTCACCGTCACCCCGCCCGGGCGCGGCGCCGGCGGCCCGCCGGCCGGGCCGGTCGTGGTGATCAACCAGAGCTTCGCGCTCGGGGTCCAGGACACCGTCCGGGCCGAGTTCCTGAACCTGCGGCCGGTGATCCGCCAGGACGCGGTCGCCGCCATGGTCGAGGCGCAGCGCCGGAACCCGAGGCTCCTCGGCGGCCGGTAGATGGCGATCTCGTACCCGATTCAGATGCCCGGCTCGCCGGGGGTCCGGACGGCGCGGTTCGGCCTGGTCGCCGCGACGACGGTGTTCCGGCCCGAGCTCGGCGGCCCCGAGACGGTGCTGGCGCGCCAGGGCTCGCGCTGGCGGGCGGTGTTCACCCTGCCGCCGATGCCGCGCGCCGACGCCGGCGCCTGGACCGCCTTCTTCGCGGCGCTGCGCGGCGCGTTCGGGACGTTCGAGGGCTACGACCCGGCGGCGCGGACGCCCAGGGGCGCGGCCGGGGGCACGCCGCTCGTCGCCGGCGGGTCGCAGACCGGCAACGCGCTCGCCACCGACGGGTGGCCGGCGTCGACGACCGGCGTCCTGCTCGCCGGCGACTATATCGAGCTCGACGGGCGCTATCACATGGTCGTCGAGGACGCGAGCTCGGACGGGACCGGGGCGGCGACGCTCAGCATCGAGCCGGCGCTCAGATCGTCGCCGCCGGACAACGAGCCGATCGTCACCGCCAACCCGGTCTGCGTGATGCGCCTCGCCGCCAACGAGGTCGGCTGGGACGTCTCGGCCGCCGTCCATTACGGGTTCTCGTTCGCCGCGATCGAGGCGCTCTGATGCACGCGCCCACGGACAGGCCATGCGCACCTTGACGTCAGCCTTCACGACCGCCCTCGACGCGGCCGAGCAGCGGGCCGGGTGGCTCGTCCACCTCGCCCTCGACTCGGGCGACGTGCGGCTCTGGTCCGGTATCGGCGACCTCGCGTGGTCGGGCGACACCTACCAGGGGGTCGGCCATCTCGGCGCGATCGAGCCGATCCGCGAATCGCCCGACCTCGCCTCGCAGGGCCTCCGCCTCACCCTCTCGGGGATCCCGTCGTCGCTGGTCTCGATCGCGCTGGGCGAGCACTATCAGGGCCGGGCGGCGAGGGTGTGGTACGCGCTGTTCGACTCCGCCTGGGCGCTGATCGCCGATCCGGTCCAGGTGTTCGGGGGCCGGGTCGACGTGATGCGCCTCGCCGACGGCGCCGAGACGGCGACGATCGAGCTCACGGCCGAGAACGTGCTCGCCGCCTCGGCCCACGCCGAGCCGCGCTTCTACACCGACGCCGACCAGCAGGCCGAGTACCCGGGCGACCAGTTTTTCGAGTTCGTGCCCGAGATGGTCGAGAAGACGGTCGTGTGGGGCGGGGCGCCGGTGTCGCCCGGGACCGCCCGGCCGCCGGCCACCGCCCCGGCCGGCGAGGGCGAGTCGTCGGGCATCACCGTCCCGGCCTGGGATCCGACGACCTCGGGCATTCCCAACCAGTTCGAGCCGTGAGCCGCCCGCCCGACTGGCCCGAGCGCCTGCTCGCGGCGCTGGCCGCCGCCCGCGACCGGCCGTTCCGCTGGGGCGAGCACGACTGCTGCCTGTTCGCCGCCGACCTGATCGAGGCCGTGACCGGCGTCGACCCGGCGGCGGCGTTCCGCCCGGTCCGGCCGCGCGGCGAGCCCGGGGCGGTGGACGGGAGACGGTACCGGACGGCCCAGGGCGCGCTCGCGCTGCTCCGGCTCCATGCCTGGGTCGACGAGATCGCCGCCGGCGCTCGCCGGCGATCCGCGCCGCCCGAGGAGCCCCGCCCCGTCGAGGCAGCGCTCGCCCGGGCGGCCGCCGAGCAGGGATGGCCCGAGACCGCGCCGGCCCTGGCGGGCCGCGGCGACCTCGCCTACGTGCGCGACCGCGACACCCCCGGGTTCGACGGGCTCGCCGCCGTGTGCGTCGCGCCGGGGCAGCTCGCCTGCCTCGGCCTCGAGGGCGTGGTGTTGCTGCCGGCCTCGCGCGCCGCCCGCGCCTGGAGGGTCGGCTGATGCCGCCGGTCGCCGCCGCCGTCGCCGCCGCCGCGGCCAAGATCAGCGTGGCCCAGCTCGCCGCCGGCCTGGTCGTCTCGTTCGCCGTCAACACCGTCGTCGGGGCGCTGACCCCGAAGCCCAAGTCCCGGCCCGCCTTCGTCGACTCGGCCCGGGGCCGGACCGAGATGGTGCGCCAGCCGATCACCTCACGGCGCACGGTCTACGGCCGGACGATGGTGTCGGGCCCGGTCGTCTACATGGAGACCTACGGCCAGGGCGGCGGCCCGGCCGACGAGTACCTCTCGCTCGTGGTCGTGCTCGCCGGCCACGAGATCGACGCGGTCGAGGAGCTGTGGCTCGGCGAGGTCCAGGCGCCCTACGACGCCTCTGGCGCCGTCACCTCGGGCCGGTACGCGGGCTACGCCTGGGTCTGGCCCCACCTCGGCGCCGCCGACCAGGCGGCGGACGCCGAGCTCGTCGCCCGCTCGGCGAGCCGCTGGACCGCCGCCCACCGGGGGCGCGGGATCGCCTACCTGCACGTGAAGTTCCGCTACTCGCCCGACGTGTTCCCCCAGGGCGTGCCGAAAATCAGGGCGCTGGTGCGCGGCAAGAAGCTCTACGACCCGCGCACCGGCTCGACCGCCTGGTCGCGGAACGCCGCCCTGGTCTGCCGCGACCACCTCACCTCGAAGCTCGGGGCGGCGGCGGCCGAGATCGACGACGCGACCGTCCAGGCCGCCGCCAACGTCTGCGACGAGACGGTGACGCTGGCGGCCGGCGGCACCGAGCCCCGCTACGCCGCCGACGGCACCGTCGACGACGACCGGGACTGGCGCGAGGCGGTCGAGGAGATGCTGTCGGCGATGGCGGGGACCTTGGTGTGGACCGGCGGGAGGTTCGAGATCCACGCCGGCGCCGCCTCGGCGCCGGTCGCGACGCTGACCGAGGCCGACCGGCGGGGGCCGATCGTGACGACGCCGCGGCTGCCCCGGGCCGAGCTCTACAACGCCGTCCACCCGGTCTATGTCGAGCCGTCGCGCGACTGGCAGCCGATCGACGCGCCGCCGATCACCAACGCCACCTACGAGGCCCAGGACGGCGGGCAGCGGATCAGGAAGAACGCCGAGTACCCGTTCACGACCTCGTCCGCCGCCGCCCAGCGCCTCGCCAAGATCGAGCTGGAGCGCGCGCGCCAGCAGATCCGGGTCGCGTTCCCGGCGATGCCGAAGTGGCTCAGGCTCAAGGTCTGGGACGTGGTCGCCATCACCGACGCCAGGCATGGCTGGGTGGGCAAGGAGTTCCGGGTCACCGGCTGGACGCTCCGCCCCGACGGCGGCGTCGACCTCGCGCTCCGCGAGGAGGCCGCCAGCATGTGGGCGTGGTCGGCCGAGGAGACCGCCATCGACCCGGCCCCCGACACCGGGCTGCCCGACCCGTGGACGGTGGTCGAGCCGGGCGTGCCGCAGGTGGCCGAGTCGCTCTACCAGACCCGCGACGGGGCCGGGGTCAAGGCCAAGGCGGTGCTCACCTGGACCGCGAGCCCGACCGCCTCGGCCCGCTACGAGGTCGACTACCGCCCGACCTCGTCGTCGGACCGGACCGAGCTTCCCCGCGCCCCCGGGACGCGTCGCGAGATCCTCGACCTCGCCCCCGGGACCTACGAGTTCCGGGTCCGGGCCGTGAACCCTCTCGGCGCGACCAGCGCCTGGGTGGCGACCACGGCCGAGATCTACGGCCTCCTCGCCCCGCCGGCCCAGGTCACCGGCCTCGGGCTGGCGGCGATCGGCGGCATGGCGCTGCTCTCCTGGGACCGGCACCCGGACCTCGACGTGCGGATCGGCGGGCGGATCCGGTTCCGGCACTCCCCGCTCATGTCGGGCGCGAGCTGGCAGGGGGCGACGACGATCGGCGAGGCGGCGCCGGGCGGCGCGACCCAGTGGGCCTTGCCGCTCAAGGCCGGGACCTATCTCGCCAAGGCCGTCGACAGCTCGGGCGTGGCCAGCACCGCGCCGGCGACGATCCCGACCAAGGCGGCGGCGGTGCTCGCGTTCGCCAACCTCTCGACGGTGGCCGAGGCGAGCACGTTCGCCGGCGCCCACGCGGGCACGGCCGCCCCTGATGGGCTCCTCAAGCTCGCCGGCACGGACCTCGTCGACGCGATCGCCGACGTCGACGCCGTCGCCGACTGGGACAGCGCCGGAGGTGTCGCCGCGAGCGGGACCTACGATTTCGCGGCCGGGATCGATTTCGGGTCGGTCAAGCGGGCGCGCCTCACCGCGACCGTCTCGGCGATCGTCGTCAACGTCCTCGACCGGATCGACGACCGCAGCAACCCGATCGACCAGTGGGACGACCTCGACGGGACCGCGGGCGCCGACGCCGACGCCCGCGTCGAGGTCCGCGAGACCGACGACGACCCGGCCGGGTCGCCGACCTGGAGCGCCTGGCGCCGGCTCGACAGCGCCGAGGTCGAGGCTCGCGGCCTCGATTTCCGGGCCGTCCTGACGACCGCCGATCCCGCCTACAACATCCATCTCGACACCCTCACCGTCGACGCCGAGGAGGCCCTATGAGCCAGAACGATTTCGTGATCGCCAACGCCGACGGCGCCACCTACCGCGCCGACGTGAACTCGGCCCTGCAGGCGCTCGCCTCGACCTCGCTCGGGACGACCGCGCCGACGACGAAATACCAGGGCCAGCAGTGGATCGACTCGTCCGGTTCGCCGTGGGTGCTGAAACTGTGGGACGGGGCCGACTGGATCGAGATCGGCGAGATCGACACCGCCGCCAACACGTTCCGCCCGCGCTTGGCGCGGGGCCATATCGCCGGCCTCGGGCTCACCAACAACGCCGTCGACGCCGACCACGACATCGACATCGCGGTCGGCGAGGCCCGCGACGCCACCGACGCGACCGACATGTCGCTCTCCTCGACGCTGACCAAACGGATCGATGCCGCCTGGGCGGTGGGCTCGGGGGCCGGCGGCATGGACACCGGCACCGTCGCCAACGACACGGTGTACGCGGTGTGGCTGATCAAGCGCACCGACACCGGCGTCGTCGACGCGCTGTTCTCGACCTCGTTCGCGTCGCCGACGATGCCGACGAGCTATGACCGTAAGCGCCTGATCGGCGCGGTGGTCACCGACGGCGCCGCCAACATCATCGCGTTCACCCAGGTCGGCGACTATTTCCGGTTCACCGGCGACGTGCTCAGCGACGTTCTCGACAGCACGATCACCAGCCAGGCGTTCGAGATCGCCGCCCTCTCGGTCCCGCCCGACTCGATCGCCCACGTCTACGGCTATCTCGAGAACACGACCGGGACGTCGGGCAGCGGGTTCCTCGTGATCCGGACCAATGGCGCGGCCGACGATGCCCTTGGCTACGAGAACTGGGCCCGGGTCGAGACCGGCTCGACGTTCGACGTGGTCAGCGGGATCGGCCAGGTGCTGGTCGACGGCTCGAGCCAGGTCCAGTACGCGGCGATCGAGGCCGACGGCGCCGCCACGGTGCGCATCCGGACGCTCGGGTTCTGGATGCCGAAGAGGAGCGACCCATGACGAAAGGAATCGTGATCAACGCGGCCGGCGAGCCGCTGGTCCTCGGCCGCAACACGCCGGGCTCCAAGGTCGCCCGCCTCGCGGCCGAGCCCGGGAACGCGTTCGTGCCGATGACCGACGACCGCGCCAAGGGCCTCGTCGCGGCCCTGAACGCGCCGCCCCAGATCGACGACACGCCGACTCTCGGGCAGGTCGTCGAGGCGCTCGAGGCGGCGGGCTCGGCGGCGCTCAAGTCTCGTCTCGCGGCCGCCCGCGCCGCCCGCCGGGCGGCCCTGGGGGGCGGGCCATGAGGCCGGCGCTCCTCGCCCTCGCCGGCGCCCTCGTCGCCGCCCTGGTCGCCCTGCCGGCCCCGGCCGCCGGGCAGGCCCAGTGCTGGCCGCGCGCGGCCGTCGTGAAATCCCTGGAGCGGCAGTACGGCGAGCGCCCCGTGGCCCGCGGCATCACCGGCATTGGCGCCGTCCTCGAGCTCTTCGTCGCTCCCGAGGGCCGAACCTGGACCGTCGTCATCAACTTCCCGAACGGGCTCGCGTGCCCGCTCGCCACGGGGACCGCCTGGGACCGGACCGAGCCCGAGCCGGGAGGCGAGCCGGCATGAGCGGCGAGGCGGCCGGGCGGCGCGCCGTGAACGGCCTCGCGACCCGGATCCTGGTCGGCGTGGGCGTCCTGCTGGCGGGGATGCTGGCGGCCGGGGGCTGGACGCTCACCTCGGACGTCCGGGCCGAGCTCGCCTCGCTCCGCGCCACCGTCGAGGCGACGCTCACCCAGATGGACCGGCGCCTGACGCGCCTCGAATCGCTCGAGGACCGGCGCCGGGCCGGGGGCCGGCGATGACCCCGCCCGGCCCCGCCCCGGCCCGCCTGGTGACGATCCAGGACACGGACGAGGCGGTCGAGATCGTCGAGTACCGCGACGGCGTCGAGGCGGCCCGGGTCGTCCTCGACGACGATCCGGGCCGGATGCTCGACCTCGGCCTGGCGCTCGCCGGCGTCGCCCGCGCCCGCCAGCGCCGCGGCGATCACTGAGAGCGCTCGTCCGATCTCAGCGGCAGCTGGACGATCGAGCCGTCGGCCACGCCGGCGAGCAATCGCCGGGTCGACCGCGGCAGGCACAGGGCGGGCAGCGTTCCCGCACCGTCCGCGAGGTCGGCCGCCCAGCGCTCGATCATGTAGTCGAGCGAATCACGGTTCTCCCCCGTGAGGCGGATCGGAGGTATCCCCAACGGGATCGGCCGAGCCGTTTCCAGCGCCCGCCGAATTTTTCCGATCCACGGAATGAGCTGGGCGGCGGGCATGGGGACCCGAACGTGGTTTGGGCTGTAGCCCCAGCGTTCGGCCAGCGCGGCGGCCCGGGGCATGAGGCGCGCCCACGCCGAGTGGGCGCGGTCCCGCCCGTAGGGGCGGTTCCCAGGCGCCAGGCTGGCGAGGACGAACGCGGCGACATCCGCCGCCTCGTCCCTCTCCTCGGGTAGTGCCCTGGCGGCATCCAACGCCGCCAGGACCGCAAGGGTTGATCTGTTCATGCTGACGACCCGCTCTTCAATCCGGCCATCCGTTTCTCCGGTCCGCGAACCGGCAGAAGGCGGCAGCTATCTCTTGTCCTCGATCGCGTCGAGAACCTCGTCCAGCTCCTCGTCGGGCGTCTTCTCGACGAAGTGCCACCGGCTGGTCGTGCCGTCGGGGCCGACGTCGCACTGCAGGGAGGTGCTAATTTCTCGCAGATGCACCAAGCTCCCCTCGGCGGCCGCCCGCCGGCGAGCGGCTGCCAGCGCCTCCTCGTAGCCGGAGAGCGTCTCCGGCCGTTCATTGTTCCAGGATCGAATTTCGTACATCGCTATCTCCTTTTCGGCGGCGTCGCGGTCGATCTCGGCCAGGGCCTCCCGCAGGGTCTCGCGCGCGGCCTCGGCGCCGGCCGCGTCGATCATCGCGTCGACCGTGATCGACAGGATCGCCGCCATCAGCTCGGCCTCGTGCCGGCCGGCCCTGATCCACGCCTCGGCCAGGCGGTGCAGGCGCGGACGGAGAACCGCCCGGGCCTCGGCGTCCACGTCGGCTGTGCCCGTGGGCGGCGGCACGTGGACGAAATGCTCGTAGAGGTCGAGCCAGGCCGCGACCGGGCCCGGAACCTCGGCGTCGCCGGCGATCCAGCGCCGCACGGTCCGCCCGTCGACGCCGACGAGGCGACCGAGGCCCACCTGGGTGATCCCCAGGCGGGCCAGGACGGTTTGGAGCTCGTCGCCGGTCACGGCCGCGCCTCGCTCTCCTCGGCGGGCGTCCCGATCAGGGGCAGCTCGCCGGTGCCGGGGTCGCTCAGCACGACGAACGATTCCGGGTCGTCGTCGATCCGGGCCGCCAGCGCCGGCGTCATCCGGGCGAGGACGGCCTGATCGGTCGAGCGCCCGTATCCGTCGTAGCGGACGATCTCCTCGGGGTCGAACCCGCTCTCGGCGATCGCCTCGGCCGGGGTTGCGCCCGTCCCGTAGACGACTTCACGGTAGACGGCGTAAACGGGGGTCTCGGTGGGGGTCATCTCTCGTCTCCTCTGCTCGTCCGGCCCGATCACCGGATCGCCTGGAACCCGACGTCCTCCCACGAGGCGTCGGGGTCGGTGAGCTCGCGGCAGACCCGCGAGCGGAGCCAGGTCGCGGTCCAGCGGCCGTGGCGGTTCAGATAGGCGAGGTGGAGGACTCTCGTCGGGGCCTCGTCGTGGACCTGTCGATAGACCCGCCCGTTGACGACGACCGGCAGGAACCGGCCGTCCTCGACCTCGGCGTCGATGAGGGGGTACGCGAACCGGCCCTGGAGGCCGTGGTACCGGCCCTCAGGGTCGCGGGCCGCGGCCAGGCGCTCGAGGTCGGGCGCCTGGGGGTGGCGGCAGGACCGGCGGGCGTCGCGGATCGCCTCGGCGATCAGGCGACGCTGCTCAGGCGTGTAGGTGATGGTGGTCATCGTCTGTCTCCTCTGCTCGTCCGGCTCACTCCGACCACCAGACCAGCTCCTTGCGGACCGTCCGCAGCGCCTCGGCCCGGTCGAGGAACGCCTGCCGACGACGGCTCACCCGCTTGCCGAGCGGGGGCGTCCCCTCGCGGACCAGCTTCTCGATCCGGCCCTCGATCGCGGCGGCCAGCGCCGTCACCTGCTCGACCGTCATCTCCCAGATGCGGTCGTCGGGGTTCCAGACGGCGGTCCGGGCGACGGCCCGGCGGAGCTCGATCGCGTCCTCATTGTAGGGGAACCGGACGGTAACGGTGGGGGTGGTGTTCGTGTTGGTCATGGCTGCCTCCGTCTCTATGACTATGAATATAGGACGGATTGTCCTAGATGTCAACAGCTAAATCGCATTTTTTTACTTCACGGCGCATTTTTTTCGACGAATGAGGCCCTGACATGAACGGATCCGAGATTCGCCCGCCGCTCCGCCAGTTCGGCCCGTGGCAGGACGTCGATCCCTCGACGGCCGGCTGGGCGTGGCCGCATTTCACGCCCTACGAGCTCCGCTGCCGCGGCACCGGCCGGGTCGTCGTCGACCCCGGGTTCATGGACCGGGTCGAGGTCCTGCGCGGGCGTGTCGGGCGCCCGATCGTCGTCACCAGCTACTGGCGTGATCCCGACCACAACGAGCGGGTCTCCAGCACCGGCCGCGACGGGCCGCACACGACCGCCCGGGCGATCGACATCGCCGTCCACGGCCTGGCCGCGCACGACGTCGTCCGCGTCGCCCTCGAGCTCGGGTTCTCCGGCCTCGGCGTCCGCCAGCACGGGCCGATCGACGGCCGGTTCCTCCACCTCGACGACCTCCCGTCGGCGCCGGGCCGGCCCCGGCCCTGGATCTGGAGCTACGCATGACCGACCCCGAGCCCGCGCCCGTCCGCGACCCGGCCTTCGCCCCGACCTGGCGGAACCGGCGCCGCGTCATCTTCCTCACCCTCCTCTTCTGCGCCGGGATCGTCGCCTACGTCACGGTCTGGGGCGACCCCGCGAGCCGGCTCCACGAGACCGTCGCCTGGGCGGCGTTCGGCCTCGCCGGCGTCGTCATCTCCGGCTACGTGTTCGGCGCCGTCATCGACGACGCCAACGTGATGAAAGGACTGAAATGATCGGTTCGATTCTCGCCGGCATCGCCGGCCCGCTCATCAAGGGCCTGTTCGACGTCGTCGACCAGGCGGTCGAGGACAAGGACCAGGCCGCGCGGATCAAGGCGAGGCTCCAGGAGATGGTGCTCGCCGGCCAGATGAAGGAGATCGAGGCCGCTGCCTCGATCATCGTCGCCGAGGCCCAGGGCGGGGCGTGGCTGCAACGCTCCTGGCGGCCGATCACGATGCTCGTATTCGTCGGCCTGATCGTCGCCCGGTGGCTCGGCTACACCGCGCCCGGCATCACCGAGGCGGTCGAGATCGAGCTGTTCGGCATCATCAAGATCGGGCTGGGCGGCTACGTGATCGGCCGGAGCGTCGAGAAGGGCGTCAAGGTCTGGCGGGGCGGCTGACGCCGCCCGCCTGGCGCTGTCCAACTTTGGCCGAAAATGGCCCTAGAACGGCCGCTGGTCGGACCGGTAAGTCATTGTTTTTATTGATAACTCGAATAACTAACGATTAACGGTACGCGTCCGGCGGGATGCCGGGGCCCTCGCCTCAACCCAGCGCCGCGCGGATTTCCTCGATCTGGTTCTCGACCGAGATGTCGATCGACGACGTGACGTCGAGGTTCCGGTCCTCGAACACGTCCTCGTCGGGGTGCCGCTCGGCCCACGCGGCGACGGCGACGTCGCGTTCCTGAAGAAGCTCGACGATGTGCGGCTCGTAGAGCCGGAACATGGCGCTGATCCAGCGGTTGACGGGCCACGACGGATAGGCGTGATCGACCAGGAAATAGTCGAGCATCCGGCACACGTCGTCGGCCCGGTACCATGCCTCGCCGGTCACCCACCGATTGGTGGTGAAGAGCCGGAAGGGAAGGCCGTAGGAATCCATGGAAATGGCGACGAAATGGGTGAGCGAGTCCTCGCCCTTCGGCCATTCGTCGGTGTTCGGATGG